CATAACGTGAACTTCACGAATCATGTGTTGATGACCAATAACCCACTGAGCCAGTGTTAATCCTGTTGCTGGTGTAAGTCCTCTCTTATCACCACAAAATCCAATGTTAAGTGAGAGAGGATACATGTCCTTTGCGAACCTCTCCAACATGAAGAGCCTCTCAATCAAACCTTCGTCCATTCTATTCCAGCCTCCCTTACCAAATCATCGCGCACTTCTGTATTTTTTCTGTATTCGTGCTTGTACACTACGCGCACAATGCCAGCATTGATTAGCATCTTCGTACAGCTGAGACAAGGCTCAGTTGATGAATAAATAGTTCCTCCTCGAAGACTCCCCTCAGCATTAATCAGAGCATTGATTTCGGCATGTACGGTACGTTCTCCTCCGTTGCTTCCACAATTTGGGTCGCCACAATTATGACTGGCACAATGCTCCGCACCGCTCGGTGCTCCATTGTATCCAATGCCAAGAATTCGATTATTCAGAGTTGCAATTGCACCTACTCGGCGACTGAGACATGTAGACCTATGGCGAGTTGTCTCAACCATGTGCATGAAATACTCATCCCAACTCGGTCTCGGAAGTTGTTCAATAATTTCACTTGCTAACTGGTCAACCGATTTGCGAACATCATTCTCATCCCAGATAGATACGTCGATAATTGGATTAGTTGAATTGTCAAAGAATATGGATAGATACGCTTGAAATTCGAACGCCTGTCCTATTTCGTGTGGTTGCCCATGATAACCATCTTCATGGGTTCTATCAACAATACGATGAATATCTTCATCATTAGTCTGCAAATAAATGTATGTGCAGGGCGTGACTTTGTCCCACTCTAAAAACGCTTTAGCTTTGAGAATCTCTCCACGTTGACAAGTGAACGCATATGAACTAGCAAGTTGTCTATCCATAATCAACCAATTTTGATTCCAATCAATGTGGGCAAACGCATCAGCCTTACCGATAACATAGTCATCAATACTCATGTGTTCTGGAGGGCGACTCTTACAATGGCGAATACCGAGTCTGCGAGCAATTTCAGCAGCCACAGTAGTTTTACCCGTACGAGGCAGTCCTTCAATAACAATAAACATTATTCCTCCTCCTCTAACAATTCGTCAATATCATCCATAACTCCAAACATTGACGCGACCAAAGCAGCTAACCACATATAAACTTAGGAAAGGGTACCCCTATATAAAGGTATCTCAGTCTAAATGGATGCCATGCTGGTTAAGCGCGCGTAGTACCTCCTGCGTTGATACTCTAAATGAGCCGTATTCATGATTAAATTCGTATTGTTTTTGAGTTTCCTTTACGAATTCGCGAGTCCACACACTACCTTCATTCAAGCAATTATTGACGTGCTCCATCAATTTAATAGCACTGAGCTTTCCATTTGGCACGTTGAAATATCCTGGCCAGTCTGCGCGTGCGAGGTTAGTGTACTCATTTGCGAATGGAATAATTGGCATCGAACCAAGATGCATTGCTTCTCGACAAGCACAACCACCATTTGCTTCTTCAATGAAGAGTGAGCAGTGGAAATCAGTGTTGCCAAGCAATGTAACGTATTCAGCTCTAGTCAAATCATTTTCACTAATCAATACGAAATTGTCATACTTCTCAGCAAGGTCTACATTCTTGATGTATTTCTGACCAGGATTTGTGACGGTCCAAACAAAATCATCACGTGTATGTGATAGCATTTCCATCGCTTCAATGAATAGTAAACCATTTGTGTAATCTGGGTCACTAATTCTGTTGGGGAATGTGATTAAGAACTTACCACCCTTTGTCGCTTCAGTGCAAATATCCGCAACGTGCGGTGCCTCATCGACTAATGTATCGAGTTCTGTCTCAGAATATCCAAAGCGGAATACCCATGCATTCTTTGTAATGGCTTGTACAATATCTTCATGATGACTGTAGTTTAATCCTTCAAAGAATTGATGTCGATTGCCATCACAGCAGAATCCTGCAATATCTGCGCGTAAGGCACCTTCAACTTGTCTCCACCAGTTCACAGCTTTGTGGTGTATTGGTTCATCGACACCAGTTTTTGGATGAATAGGTGAGTCAAGGAAATAACAACAATTGACAAACACAACATCTTTAGCATCATTCTTTGGATGGTGGAAATAATTCATGTAATTGGCTGTCAACTCAGGGATGTTGTTCCAAAAGACGAGATGCTCCGCACCGCACCTCTCGTGCCATGCTTGCACTGCTTCGAGGTCTCGACCCATGTCGAATTCATATCGATATGATACTGCGTCAATAGGTCTTCCACTGATTGGAATGTATTTCAATCTCCCGGATATAAACGCTTCATCTATATGGTCGCCAAGACCATGGAAAAGTTCTTCTTCAAGTGCCAAGTCAGTTTCATTGATATCAGGACCAATAATGCTGAATTCGACATCTCCATTCTTCATAATTTCAGACACAAAGCCTCTCATCATGTTCGTATTCGAATCGGCCATAATGACCCATTTTTCTCCATTATTCACGCTAGGTTGTAGCGTATACAGTATGCTCAATCTATACATTTTTACTCTCTCCATTCTTCATCTAACCAGTCAAGTGTACGCTTCAAACCAACTGAGAATGGAACCATTGGTTGCCATCCTAATTTTCGTCGTATTTTATTTGTATCTGGAACTCGTTGCTTCGTATCACCAGGCCATGGATTACGGTAGGTGATGTCTATCGGATAATCTAACATTCGTGATATTGTATGGGCAAGTTCAGTCATCGTGATGTTTTCTTCGCTTGCAATGTTGAATGTTTCTCCAGCAATATCTGGGTCAACACACATTAACGCGAATGCGTTTGCTGTGTCTTCAACCCAAGTAAATGAACGAGATTGCTGACCATCGCCAAACACATCCATAACATCTGAGTGTCCTGATTTCAGAAGTCGAATTTTTCTATGGAAATCTGGGATAACGTGTGAAACGCCATATTCCTCTTCAAGTTTTGATAGTTCACCAGGACCATAAACATTAAATGGGCGACCAATAACAAATTCTCTGCCATATTTGTTGCACATCATTTCCGTAAGTCGCTCTCCTGCGAGCTTGAAAAATCCGTAATTATTAGTTGGCGGAGGTATTTGATTATGTGTTGTGTGCTTTTCAATACAAGGAGAAGACCCATTTTGAAATACCATACTTGACGAACAATATACAAATCTGTCGGCTATTCGACATTGTATGAATGCTTCCATAACATTTGTGTCGCACCAAACATTGTGTGAACAGATTTGCCATTCTTCATCAGCTAAGAATCTTCCACCTCCAACTTGTGCAGCTAAGTGAAGGAACACATCAACTTTATGTGTTATCGCGATATGTACTAATTGTGAAACGGATTCAGGGTCCTCTAAATTAATGTTGTGTGGATGGTCTTCATGTAGAGCTTTATCCACAATGACTACTTCATGTCCACGCTTTTTCAAAATATCTGCAACACGAGACCCAATAAATCCCGCTCCTCCTGTAATCAATACGGTTGTCATCACTGTTCACCTCTAATGAAGTCCCACCCATTCTTATCAACTTCTCGCTTTTGAATAATCGCTGCTGGGTCAATAATCACAGTATCCGCGTGCGGAATCACATCACGATATTCATCGTGTGCTGTCATAACAAATAGCAACTCACAATCTTCGAGAACATGCTTAGAACTTGACACGGAGCATGCTCCGTATTTGAGTTCCTGTTCAGTTGTTAAGTTAACTAGGGGGTCATGAATCAGAGTCCCGTGCTTACCTTGTTCTTTTAACCACTCGAGTAATTTCCAAGTGAGTGAGTTTCGTGTATCATCTAGACCAGGTTTGTAGGTAAGACCTAAGATTCCAATCTTGTCGTATTTGTGTATATTTTCTCCAAGTATATTTTTGAATAGGTTTTGATTGTAATCAAATGCAGCGGCTGCAAATTGTGAATGTAATCCTCGATGCGCTAACATCTGCCAATCTTTATCAAGACAATACGACCCAACGAATGATGGGAATGCCAATCGACCTCTACCATATCCTTGTGTCATCATTTGTCTTACAGTATGCGGGTCTGCGCCTGTGAATGTCATCAATTGAGACAATTCTGTTCCAACAGCAAACTCAATATATCGCACTGTGTTATTGCAGATTTTAGCAAGCTCAGCTTCAACAGCTGTACCCATTATAATGCTAGGAAATGCATCTTCAAGAAAACCAAGAGTGGTCATAAACTTTGGAAAGAGATTTTCAGATTGTGTACAACCAACAATTTGTGGAAGTTCTCCGAGCTCTTTCATTCCATATCCAAGAAGTAAGCGTTCTGGAGCATGAATAACTGGTTGTCCTGTTAGTCGAGCCAAATCATCAGATGTTCCTGGTGGAACAGTAGAACGAAGAATAACTTGCGTTCCAATTAACTTCTTACCAATCTGCATAATATGTCCAACTTCTGGAACACCATTATTTACAGGAGAGCCAACACAAATAAATGCCATATCAAACACTTCAGGATTGTCTGGCATATCGCTCACTGCAAACAATTTTCTAGTACTACTAATTGCACCATTTAGCGCTGGCTCTTCCCAAGGGAAATCGGCATTTCGGAAGTGTTCCAAAATATCTTCATTCGTATCCATGACGGACACAGTTTCAACTTCATCCTTGTTCGCGAGCCATGCCGCTAGAGGTGCTCCAACTCTTCCTCCACCAACAATCAAGATTCTAACCATGGGACTCATACCTCCTAACTTGAACTAGCATATATACCTTTCTTTTCTAAACTATCTTAACGTACTTCTTACGCTTGATAGTGGTCTCAGTTAACCAATCACAATCCTTAGTTGCTCTGTAGAGTGTTGAGCTAGATGTGTGCAACTCAGTTTCAGCAAGAGACCACAAATCACTTTTAAGGACCCAACCTTCTTTTGTTTGTGGTCGGTCTGGATGATTTTGTAATAATCGTGTGTGTAGCTTTCTCAACTCTTTCATTAAGCGTTCTTCTTTGCCACCCTTCTTTGCAATTCCTGCGTCCATTTCCAAGAATGGTAGAATGAACTCAAACAAATCACGAATAAGAGCGTAAGCATAATCTACATCTTCTTTCGTTATACGCGTACGCGCGGAGATGCTAGCACAGTGAGTTGCAATCACGTACATAAAGTTCACATACCTAGCAATCATGGAGTTAGCAACACCTTGCACTCCTTGGTCGAGGTTTTGTGTTAGGGCCAACAATCTTACATTTCTATTTTTGACGTATTCTCTAACATCATCCCAAATCCATTCATGTGGAATACCTTGTTGAACTCGAGCATTTTCTTGTTGAGCTTCGTTTGACACCCATTCCATAATCGCCTCATACTCTGCTGGAACAACAGTTTTTCTTCCTAATCCATCAGCATCTGTTCTGATATTATCTACACGATTCGCGTATGTTAGACGCTTTGGAAGAATGATGACACGCTGCATCAAACCTTTATTCAAAAACTCTTCACCTAATCCTTCTGGAATATATGACGTTAAGTACAAACTCAAATCTGAGTAAAATTCGATCGGTGGTCCTCTAGCCAATTTCTTGACGATTAATGATTGAGCACTACCTATCGGGTTTAATGCCTTTTCTAAGAAAGTGACGGCCTTTTTAGTATGGGCTGTTTCCACGAACAAAGTTGAAGCCTCATCAAAATGAATAACATCGGATAGTTGAATGATTCCCTCTTCAAGAACCAAATTGTCTTCTCCATCTTCTGCATCTGGGTCTTCCGTCCAAGTCCCAACCAAAGCTGCATCAGTATAATCGTCCAAATCATTTACAGTCTTTCCTGCAGATTCAAGCGCTTCTTTGACAAATCCATATGGTGCAGATTTACCACCACTAGAATCCCAGAAAACTCCAATACTAATTCGACCATCAATTCTCTGAGCACGCTTGTAAATGAAACGGCGTTTCCACATTTGACCACAAACCAAGTGGAAGCAAAGTTGTGCATACATTTCGTTATTGTATGAGTATTCACAGAAGACTTTGGTCCAACGGTCGAGATGGTCATGTATATCCATTACTGACACTCTCCTTCGCAATTGCATAGTCCCATGCTCTTCAACCTAGTACTCGAATAGGGATGTAGTATATTATCTATCACATTCGATACTCGCCTGCGAGGGGTATACTTCTTCCATTTTGTAGATTCTGGATTAGAAAACTCTTCAATAGCTTTCATTACAATATCAGTGGCTGTTTGTCGTGCATTGTATGAAAGATGTTTTGGGTCGATACCTTCACGCGCAAGGAACGCCAAGTAAGACATTACAACTTGTCTTCCGTCATCTTTAACATCGACATCTTGAAGAAGATTCCAAATACACTGTGGCAATTCTTCTTTCATAATCGGTGTCGTACCATCTAATTCAATCGGGTCTCCATCAAAGGTAGTACTGAAATCTACTGCTTCTATGTCATAAGACGATAGGTCTATTTCAACCTTACCCACCTTATGGAGTTTCATGCTAGGAACTTTAGCAAAATCACGTACCGCCGTATGTCCAGCGCGGAGCATGCTTCTGGGGATTGAGAGACACGCACGGCGGCCCTCCGCTCGAGTATTCATAGTTCCTAATATCCGAATAATTTTTGTCCCGTTTGCTATGCTCGTGGGGTCCAGTCCGGCCTTAACATCCATAGGAATACCAAGGTCTTTGCACAC